GTTTCCCAGTCACGATCCAATCATGTGCAACCTCTGAATACCACACACGAGAGAATCCACTCCAATAAAGCTTAAGCTTACGCCATTGGCGAATCTGCGTCTCACGAACGGCAAGATCTTCCTGAGTGAAGTGGTCTACGACCTTCTTCAGGAGTTCTTTCTCTTTATCAGTTATACCTTCGGTCTTAGTTTCTTCAGCCATTAGAATTGCATCCTACTACGGAGCTTTTCAAATAAGCCACCACCAATACCACTCGGGAAAGGATTCTGAGATAAATCTACATTCTGTCCAGTATTTAAATCTCTTAAAGTTGAACCGGCAAAAGACTGAGGATTCCATATATTATTGAACCCACCAAATCCCATACTGGGAGCCATAGCTCTAGACTGTTGATTCATCATAGCTTTAGGCTGCTGATTAGAACTTGGATTACCAAAGAATCCAGGCATACTACTCATCTGAGATACTTGTGGTTTAGAACTAGAATATCCATTTGGCGATTGATAATTAGCACCAAAGCTAGCACCAAAACTAGGCTTATATGCATTACCAGCAGAGAAGTTATTACTATCATATGAGTTCTTACTTTTATTACCTCCTCCAAAGGAGGGCATAAATGAGCCGAACATTATTTCTTACCTTTCATGAAGCCGCTACGTTTCTTTTTAGGAGTCTTCTCAACCATTTCTTTAGCTACAGCTTTAGAAGGACCAGCAGCCCTTTCTTTGCCGCCACCATGAGCAATCATCTGCATGAAACGATACTGCTTGGCTGATTTAGCTGGCATTACTTACTCCTAGACTTTTTGATCGAATTGTAAATGACACGAGACTTGCTCTTCTCTGGCTCTCGTGCAATAAGATCAGCCATCTCTCTCGTGGCAGATATAGCCCTTTCCGGTTTAACTCCAGCTTCCTTTTGGGCTACTCTAGCAGCAGATCTGACTGCTGACTTTTCCCACGGATTATAAGTATATGACCAGCCCCTAGCTTTAGCCATTAATCCACCTTGATTTTCAATCGCATCACTAGCTGCATTATATAAAGATTTCATATTTTTTAATCCGCCAGACCCAAGAGCTTGTGCTACATGAGTTCCTTCATGAGCGATTGTATCTCCGATATCTCTAGTACGTTTAAGTCCTACATCAAACTGTCTAGGATTAGCCATCCTATCCAAATCAACTACACCTGACATCTGAGCATCTCTACCTAACTCTTTAATACCCATATGAGCAGCAATACGTGGATATCTTCTAGCAAACGATTCACCAGCGGCTGCGGCCCTTTCGCCTAATGCACCAGTAGCCTTCTTAAATCCTTCAGTAGCTGTTATTCTTTCAGCAATATCAGGAACACCATTCTTGATATACTTAGTCATCATCGCCATAGGCGCTGTGACTTCAGTAGTTACTGGGTCGAAGAAATAATCGGAGGCTTCCGCTTTATCGGTTCCCTCTCTACGATTCTTTATTCCCTCGACAAAGTTATCTTTCTCACTTTGCCCAAAGAGCTGCTTCCAGAAAGATCTATGCCGTTCCGGTGGCTTTATTGTCGGCATGTTCTATTCCAGCCATCGCTTCAAACTCTTTGTCTTCCTCAACTCTGAGTTCAGCTTCCTTCTCAGCCTCAGTTGCAGGAAGTTTTAAATCCTTCTCCAACTCAGCAATATCCCTTAGTCTTTTAGCCGCTATAGAGTCTTGTTCTTCTCTAATCTTCTGAGCCATTCTAAATGGCATAGTCTTATTAAGTCTATTATCTTTACCTGGTATTTGGATTGGAACTTTCTCAGGTTCACTCAATTGTAATAAACGATCAATTAATATCTTCTCTCGTTCAAGTGCATGATCCAACTGTGCCAGTAACGTGTCACACGAATCGCAAGTATAATTCTCCTGATGTTCATCATACTTCTCTAATCTCTTACGTAATTCAACGCAAGTCATGCATGGTTCATACTCTTTACCAAGTAGCATCGCAATGAATCTTAACATCAGTGTCTCCTCATGAATCTAGATTTTCTAACTGCTCCCTTAATCACCTTAGCCGCTTCGATATGTTCCATTTTTCGGTAGAAGCTAGTTTGGTCTTGTGATACTGCTAAGTGATTCATTGCTTCTTGTACTGCTCTAAGTCTTACGATTTCTTCGTCAGTGCCAGTCAAGTATCTCATTGCCGCTTTGGATAGATATCTTAGATTGTCTAATGGATCATCACCCTCAAACTCTTTAACATCCTCTACGTTCTTTTCATCATCGTGAACGGCTAATGGAATAGTCTCAGCAACTAGTGGACAAGTACTAAAGAATTGCATCTTGGGTAGATTCTTTTCTTCAGGCTCATCTAAGAATTGGGCTCGGTATTTGATCAGCCCATCCTCACCGAAGTTCCTGTATATATGCATAGCCGTATCAAAATCATAGAATTCACCTTGCGCTTTCAGCGTCTTTACTGGTTCCCAACGCAACATATCATGGACTACTTGCCAGCCAGGAACTCTCGTATTAGGAGTGTTCTCAGTGCTGCTAGCAACTAGTCCAGAATATTTTTGGAATTGGTCTGCAATTGTCTCTGTCCCTCTGTCCTGCCATGCAGAACCACAAAGAACAGTCTGTATGATATTCTCATTATGAGATAGCTCTTTTACTTCTCCAGCCCAAAAAGGGACATCTTTACCATACCATGCTCGTTCTCTGTACACGAATACACGTTTATTTGGGGATATAGCTGCCCACATGGCATGGCACATCGCTCTCTTACCCCAATCGATAGACAATATTCTTGGCCAGTGATCTGGCACCCCAAATGGTTCAATAACATGCAGTGCGATATCTGGTTCATGGGGGAATCTAATAGGTCTGAACTCAGTAAAATAGCTTCCCTCAAATGCGTGCCAGTCTCCATATTTCTTAGCTCTCTTCTCATTCTCAGGAAGCATTTCAAGCTTCTGAGCATAGAGCGGATCATATAAGAGACCATACGGATTATCCTGTAAGAAGCTAGGAATGAATGTCCTATAGAGTCCAGTCTTGGAATCTCTAAGAATCTTATAACCTGTTTCACAAGGTTTAACAAATCTATCGAATACAAACTTCTGTCCTACGCCACCAGGGTTAGTTCCATTACGAACTATAGATATACGGAAATCACTACCAGGCCTAATACGACTGCCGGCAATATAGATATACATTGCCTCATCAAAGTGGGTAAGTTCATCAAATGCTCCATAATTGTACTGCGCAGTATCATACTGACGCTTAAGGTCAGACATATGATTAATATGTCCAAAGTCCATGTAGCTGCCATAATCAGGCCATCTCCAACTATGCTTAGTCTCGTTGTATATTCCACCGGTAGCAGGATAATACTCATGGCTTAATCGGATAACTTCTTTTTCAAGGTCGTTATAATTTCTTCTAAAGATGATACCTTTGAATCCACGCTGTTTGTAGAACCCACGTATAAGTGGTAATAATGTAAGAATAAAGCTCTTTCCGCCGTAAGCTGCTCCACCGAAAAGTGCCTCGAACACATCGTCTGGTAATCGTAAAAAGTCCTCTTGCCGTTGATGCGGCTGGACTCTACGAACATCATCCCCGATGTCTTCGGAAGGATCTCTAACATGAATTCGTGGTATTTCTTGATTATCTGTTAAACCTGGTACTGTCATTTAAGATATCCAGCTAGAATCATCTATCCTTGTAGTCTTAGGTGTCGAGTTACCACACCAACTCTTTATCGGTTTAAATATGTTAATCGTAAATGGTCGGTGAATTAGCTCCAGCCGTTGTTCAGGCGTTAACGGTTTACTTATAACATTCGTATCTTTCTGCGTTTGTTTTTGCTGTGTTGAAGCAAACACGTTGGTTTATCCTTTCGATACTAAGTAATAGTTCCTTTACCACTACTGCATTATCGTTAACCGCTCTGTCTTGTCTCTCCTGCACAGAGATATGGTTAAGCATACCTCTATTGAGATCCGTCAGATTATCCTTTACAATTGTGAGGACAAACCAGAGAAGGACTGCACTAAATACAACAGGGATACCCAACTGCTTCAAACCGTCTATTACCCACTGATACTTGGACTCGTTATCTGTGCTTCTACGTTTACGTGGATCAGGATGGACTATTGAATCCATTATGGGTTAGCGACCGAAGCATTTACCGTAACTACCACATCTACTTCGCTTGCATTAGTAATTACTGCCTGAATGAATTTACAGGCTTCGGGATCTATCAATGCTAGTTCAGCCTCTTCACTACCAGTTAATTCAATAGCAGAACCAATATTTGCATATGGCCCTTCAAATGTAATCGAGCCTTGCATTTGTACAGTGACATCATCAGGATCACTAATGACTACCTGTACTCCTAGTGTAGTCCTACGTGCAGGCAAAGCAACTGGGGCACTTGTTTCAGATGCCGCATCAGTTTCTGCTATTACGTAGGGAACACCAATTAGTAACATTTTAGTAGGCATTACTTGGGCTCCGGCTGACTTGCGTTCAGTCCTAGATTATTCGCAGAGTCGCTAGAGAATAGAGTGAGAGCGGCATCAATCGTCTGATTGTTATACTGTAAATCTTTTAATGCAGTCTCAGAAATAACAGCAGTTTGACTCTCTGGATATCCATCAGCAACCAATTCTTCTAATGCAGTCTTAGCCGCTAGCAATTTCTCTCTACGCTGAGAATACTCTTCACGTAACTTAGATACTTCAGTTCTAGTCTCTTCTAGTATATTAAGTCTTAAATAATCATCTAATCCTTCTAACTGTGGAGTGAGTGCAGCCAATGCTGCATTGACTTCTTCTAATGCCGTATCGACTGCACTCATTTGATTTCTCCTTACTTCGGTTCCGGAGTTCCTGCCTGCAAACCAAATGCAACAGCATTGGCTCCAGAGACTTCAAGGATAACTGTATCCTGGATAGATCGTGACTGGGAAAC